CTTTCAGACGCAATTTTAGCCCGTACACTAAAATTTAAAAGTGGTGTAGAGTCTGTGTGACACCACTTAATTGGTAGACTTATCATGATTGAAACACACAAAAAATTCCTCATGAATCTACCGGAACGGCCCGCTTAGGGCTATACAGCATAGGTGATAGGTGGTACTCCTAAGAAAAAGGAGTAACGACCATCTTCACCCAATGCTCGCCACGTGTTAATATAACCGGAAAAGCTGCCTTGTGTTTGCACTGAAACAACATTATTAGCAGAAGCAGCCTTCATAGGAGTTCGAGTTATAATACGCATGGGTAGCTGATTATAAGCAGGGACCACAAAGGAAAGAACATTAGTCGATGCAAATGACAAAGCATATTGACTCGTCCAACCTAAGTAGTTATTGTTTACGGAAACTAAAGACGGGTAAGCCTCAAAAGTACCAGTTAAATCCCAATAATAAGGACCAGTACTAATAATAGGAGCATCACCTGTACCTACGTTTTCGAAGGTGGCATAGTACTTATAACCACCAGTTGCATAGCCAAAGCACGCAGCATACCGAGTTACGGTATCGGAAGCTGCTATTGGATTGACTGCTACTGTTCTAGGAACAATATCTGCAACTCTAAAGCTAAAGCCTAAATTGGTGCCGCTATTCAGCTGGCCAAATCTAGTTGCTCTGCTTAATAGTTGTTTTATACTCTTAAACGATTCACCTACAACTAAAGATGAATACGTCACATCATCGGTATTTTCCATGGCCATTAATCCACCAAAAGAACCTCTTTCAGGGATATTAGCACAGGGTTCTACACCAGATGCTTGGGCTTGGATTCCAAATCTTACACCCGTCGTTGAAGGGTCAGCCCCTGTTGATAAAACCTGGCCCTTAGTAGGAACAGGATGAGCAAACTCACAATCATCACCACCTCGCATTTCTATTAAAAGATCTACACTAGAGGAGCAAGTTTCGGGGGCAGATAAAGGCGCATCAACAATTATTGAAAATGTACCAAAGTCATCAAACAATCGTGTTCCTGGAATCTGAAAATCTTTTGAAAGAGCTAACCAATAGGATAGATTTGCGTGGGGCAGAGTTACAGAAAATTCAGAACCCTGAGTAAGATCTATAACTTCCTTTAAAATGTAAGGGTCATCAGGAATTGGCGCAGAATTGTCAATTCCTGGGTAATACAGCAAAGTTAATCTTCCTACATGGAAAGTGGTTTTAACCACTTTAATGTCCAAGATGATTGATCCGTGAAAATAATAAAAACTCTGATTCAAATATGAAACTGGACAATGCAACGAAACAGGTAGAGTTGCAAAAGATGATGTCGTATAACCATAATCTGAAGACATAATTCTACCAGTCTTCAGAATAGTCCCAGATGGACTATTTGAACTCCACGACACTGAAGCCACAAACGCAGGAATCTGGCTAAAGTAACGAAGGGACATCTCATCGTAATCACAACCTAATTTATCATCAGAAAGTCCAACGTGATTAATTCCTGAATTGCCCATCGGAATAAGAGCCTCACACCCGTCAAAATTGTTCATATAAGCCAGTTCCTGACGCGCAACACGAGACGTAGGTGTGTCAACAGGTGGTTTCGAAAAACCCAACGCACTAACAACATTAGATGCCATAGCCGAAACCCAAGATACAGGTGAGAACACCGGAGTCAACAAAGGAACTTTACTAAAAGATTCAGCAGCCTTTGACACCAACATGAGACCCGTCGAGATAGGTTTATCCTTCTCTACATCTGAAGGGTTAATTCCACTCTTTACTTTAACTTTACGTGAGCCACCGGCTTGCGCAGAAAGAGTAGGAACAACAAGATCGACATCTTCATAATGGACATATGCCTTTATCCCTATCACTTCAGAGGTACCAGCTTGAGATCCAACAGCAACAGCACCATAACAGTATATATAAAAAGTTCCAAAATCAG